CTGAGTGTTTTACTTTACTTGTATCATGTTCAGCACCATGTAAATGGACATCTGGATGTTCTTTGAATTTACTTAAATCTGGATGAGGTGAGGCTCTCATACTAGCCATCGCTCTATTAACATAATCATGGCTAAGTTTACTAACATCAGGAATATGATATTCTTGATGTACAACTATACCAACTTTAGATTTTTTAACCTTATCTTCTTCTTTTTTGTCTTTAGGAGTATATGTGATTGTATTTGGAGTAAATGATACGGCCTCGGCAACATAACTTTCACTTATAGTTTTTGTATCTTGGTGGTGCATCAAATCACCTTGATACACACCACTCTTTGGTGTTACTTTTGGTAGATGTTTTAATGCGTGTTTGAGTGTTTTTACTAAGCCTGGTGCGTGACCGTGATTTCTTTCAATGTCTTTATCGGTGTGGTTAATCTTAGGGTCTTTATTGAAGGCTGATTTAGTGGCAACAAAGAACTTACCAGTTTTAGGATGATGACCAAAAACTAATGACGGAGAACCATCATATTTCATTGTAAGGTTGGAACTTTGTTGACCGGCCTTGATATGGGCATGAGCCTTCTCTAAGGCCCCAACTGCGTGTTCAAAGCCGTCATGGCCGTGCATTAATGGTCTATCTTCAGCATGAGTAATATGCTTAAGTTGACCACCTTCTTCAGCTTCTTCTTTTAAGAATGATTTAAACGATAACATAGTTTTCCTTCTAGATTTGCAACACACTTTGGTTGCTAGTTTGCTTATTTATACAAGATTTATTTTTCTTGGTTGAAACTTTAGAAAGATTGGGTTCGATACATAGTGCCGAAATTGTTCGGTTTTACAGAGACACTCCATAATGTGACGCCACACCATGATTACCATGAAACCCTAAACTTTTACCACACCACGGAGAACTAAGATTATGTTCGATACTGAACCTATCCGCTAGATGGTTAGGGCTATATCTTATGCCATATTTGGCCTCCAACTCTTTACGATATACCCTACAAATCATATCATCTTCTTGTTCCTGAGGTTTCTCCATCATTTTAAAATCTAGGAGTGCTTGATATAACTTTTTACTTCTAAGTGAAAACCCTCCGTTACCTACTTGGTTCTCACTACCAAATATGTCGTGGTGCCATGACCAAACAGCCCCAATATAATCATATTCTAAAAACTCATCAGTCCAAGCCTGTGAGTTTACAGCAAATCCATCATATTGGACAATAATATTGAAATCTTCTACCACGGTTTGTGGTATTAATTCAAGCGTAACTCTATTATAATCGTCTGGTATCTTGGACATTTCTTCGATTTTAACCCAATTCACAACGGCATTACCTGGATAATCAATATCACTAAACCAATAAACTTTAGATACCTTGTCACCTAAAGTCACCAAAGTTCGTTCCAACGCTTTTGATGTTTTATCATGATTCAATGTATCAATACAAGAAATGCTTAACCCCATGTTGTCCTTTCAAAATCCAACCAATAAGTCCTCATTTGACCTTTACCTTTAAGTAAATAGAATGGTAAGGTGTGTATAAGTCCTCGACTAGAGTTATAGTATAACAGTTCTTTAGGTCCGGTGTCAAGCGCCCAAGCAAAATGGGAAGTTCCGGTATCACCACCAATAAAAGTTGAGGCACTCATAATGTGGTTGATATTCGTAATGAAATCGGTACTAATTTGCCACTTTGATAGGTCTATACCATCCAGTTTAATGTTAGGAGATATACAGAGCACTCTATCGAATTGTTTAGGGTATACATTTTCACAATACTTTAATATCTTTTCAAAAACTGGTGCTGGCCAGTTTCTATAGGTATTGTATGGTGCATCGAAAACAGGAGCTACCACAACTTTAAAATCGGCCTTAGTGGTATTTGGTATTTTTACCACATCACCAATGATATCACGGAAGTCCCAAAGGTTCACTCTACGCCATGGTAGAGATTCTGTGCCGACATTCTCGGTAAAATAGTCACATTGTTTGAGTAAGAAATTATAAAATTGTTGGACATAGTTATCAGGACTTAATGCTTCTTTTCTGATATGAAATTGCATTTCTGGTTGATTTATTCTAAGATGTTCAACCACATTTGCAACAGCAATCAAATCTCCGTTCCTAATACAATCGCCAAAGGTGCCTTTTTCAATGTTATAAATCATATGACCAAGTCTTTCACATGGACTAATTTACCTTTACGATTACCATAATAGTGTCGGATGAAATCGAATTCAACAGGATGACCATCCCATGTCCTCATATCTTCGTCCCAACAAACTATAGTTTCCTTGTTCATCAAGTCAGCAATGATGCCAATACCAGTAAATGTAGTAACAAAAGGATGAGGACTGTTTTTGATAAGGTTCAAATTATACATAATTGGTTTTGTATAATCTAAGTATAACACCTTAGATGGATCAGGATTGGCACCATGTTCAACCACATTGGTGTTTCTCCGCTTATCAATAGTTGCATGATTCCATCGGTCACCAATGATTGTTTTGTCCGTATTCTCAATTGCAATATCGGTCATTGGATCAACTTGAATCTCAAAATCATCATCAACTTCAAACAACATTCTGTAATTATCTTTGACCCAATTCTCATAACGACAGGTCTCAACAGGACGATTTTTATCTTCTTGGTCCATTCTAGTCCATGAACTTAATGTGAAAATATCTCCAAGAGTGATTAGGTCATCGGAGAAATCCACTTCTTCAATCATAGGTTGGTATTTTAAAAACTCTTTGATGCCATTAAACTTACGCATTTCAGGTCTAATGATGAGGTGTATATTTTCATTTCTATAATCTGATATACCTGAAATTACAGGTAGAGCATTACAAAAATCACCTAAGTTTGCGGTACAATCAATTTTTATTTTCATTATAATTCCTAAAAGCAACGAACCAATCATCAGGAGAAACTTTATGTAATTTGAATAATTCTGGTTGTTTTAGGTATGACATCAATAACAATGTTTGGTCATCATCAATTAAACCTTGGTCAATCAATTCATTAAAGCTTTCATCCACAAGTTCTTCTAACTTTGGCCAAGTAGTCGTACTTCCAACTATACATGGACCGGTAATATGCACATCATTATTGGCAATAATAATTTTAAGGTCTGTATCCTTATACTCTTTTATATTAAAGAAATGTATTTTGTTTTTATCAAACGGATACTGCCAATTGGTAATACCACCTAAGGTAGATTCTTCTCTGCAATATCCAAAGTCCATCCAAGCAACCAACTCATTATCAATCAGTTCATGTTGAATGGCATAATTAACAAAATAGGATTTCATTTTATTCACCAACACATATTCTGGTGACCAGTATTCTGGATTTAAAACTTGTGTTGGATTAATCTGTGCTTTGAAACTAGGATTGGTCTGTATACTCCGAATTCTTTGAATCTCTCCATAGAAATCATTTGGAAAATCTAGGACAATAATATTAGACTTCTTGTGCTTCAATAGATTGTGTGTTCTATCATACAAATCTTCCGAAGTGAAAACAACCATATCATTTTTCAAACTTGCCATATGAGCAAATCTTTCAAAATATGTTTTTGTTGTTCGTTCTAGGTAATGAGGCAAACCATTCTCTGGTGTCCAACTACCACGGCCAATATCAAAAAATGCTGTAACAATGCTTATATCATTCATACCCAATAATACCTCTTGTAGTTGTTAATAATTTCTATTTCTTCTGGTTGGTCATTTACAAATTTATCGTAATCATATCCATCATTCTTGTGATGGTGTGTATCGGTCATGTAAGGATTAACTGAATAGTCTTTTCCACATAACATATAAAACACCACCATAAAACAATCCATATAACCAAGTGGACCATATTGTGGTTGAAACGTATCGTGATTCTTTTTAAACCAATCTATAACTCTATCATAGTTATCTAAAAATGTCGATACTTTAAATATGGAACCACCACAACATCCATACTGGTTTGTCAATGGCCTTTTACCGGAGAATTCTGTAATACTATCTATGATGTTTTCTGGAATGATATTTCCTACTGTAATATTCCAACCGGCCATTTCCCAATCATCCTCAACGGTGAGTGGTTTTTTAACCCAAACATCATCTTCAACCATCATTATATGTGATGTATGTGTATGTTGGCAAGCCAATTTGATTCTTTCAAACCAAAGTAATAGCTTCCTTAAATCATAACTAGGATATCCAGTTTTGTCGGTAAAATACACATAACGACAATCAAATTTCTGTGCAATGTCCGTTAAATCGTCCGCAGCATCTGAACCTAAGAAATAATATTCATGAGGATAGTATTTACGAATATTCTCTATAATCTTTTCAGTAGCTATTATTTTACTTGGTGTGGCAATGTGGCAAAATGATATGGTACTCATTACATCAATCTTTCCGACCATGTTTTAGGAGTTTTTTCGGAAATGATTTCTACTGGATAACTATAATCGAATTCTTTGGCACCTTGTTGTTTAATATAGTTTGCTGTTTCACGAATTGCAGTTTTTAAATCGGTTGTTGTTTTGTAACCCAACAAGTGTCTGGCTTTATCTGAAGAACAGGTTGCGTGCTTTACTTCTCTTGGTCTATCTGCCATATGTATTGGGGGTAATGGGAAATTCAATTCTTCGGCAACCATATTAGCCAATGTTAATATTGATGTTGTTTCTTCATCAGGACCAATGTTAATGGTTTCATAAACAATATTCGGATCCAAAGCCATCTTCTCCAAACAAACAATACAATCTGTTACATATGAAAAACACCG